CCTGGATCACCCGAGTTCGGCGGCTCCTCGGTGTGCGTGCCGTTGGCTACAGTTATTGTAGCCACGGTCGCAAACGCGCCGCCCGCTACCGAACGCTGCAACAGCAGCCTGGCGGCGGGGTTCTGCTTCGTCGTCGCGTCGTACGCCGTCGTCGGACCCGGCGCAAAGCGCGTATTGCCAGTGAATCCAAAGCCAAACGTCACCGTGATCTGACGCCCTGTGCTGACGTAAGGACCGAGGTCGGCTACGTTGGCCGCCGTCAGGATGTTGGACGACGTGCTGTGCGTGATCGGCGCAGCGGGCGGCTCCTCCGGCGTCACGGGCGGAATGACGGGAGTGGGCGTCGGCGTGGACCCGCCACCACTTCCCGTGATAGCCTTCCACTGATCGATGTAGGAACCCTGGTACAGCGAGTTCTCCAGCCCGGTGATCGTCCGCGTCCACAGACCTTCTTCAAGCTCCATGATCACGTTGCTGATCAAGTACGGTACGTCGGTGAGATCTCGGCTCGTCCGTGTGATGTTGCCGGTCTGACCCGGAAGCCAGCCGGATTCAAGGCTGATGATGGTAATTACGCGCACCATCTGGTCCAGCACTCGCAACTTCTCTACCGCATATTCCCCCGCATCAAGCGTCTCAGCGTCTGCCGACACCAGCGCATCCAGCTCCGGCGTCTCGCCCGTCGTTACGATGACAGCCGCGATGGAATAGGTAATCGTGACCACGTGCCCCGCGGCCGGCGGAGTCGCATAGCGCGTGTCACACACCAAGCGGTGATTGGCATAATCCCAGCCCCACGGGTATGTCGCTGTGGGGAAGCCGAACAGTACGCGCACGACAGCCGTACCGTCGATCACGACCGCCGATGGCCAGACGTCGCTGCTGTTCTGCGAGCACGGGTAGGCTGTCTGAAAATAGACGTAGTCGCCGTCTGTCGTGCCGGGCGTATCGAACATCTCCGCCGCGAGGACCGGCTTGTTCAGCGTGACGATGACTGTATTTGCCGGGGTCTGGTCGCCATCCTTCCAGGTAACCTTCTTGCTGTGCGGATCGCTATCGGTGATGCTGTATGGAACGCGCAGCGTGCCTGTCGCAAAAGCCACGATCTCATTGTTCGGCGTGATGTAGTAGTTGACTCCGCACTTCGTGTTCAAGTCGCGAATGACGCTGGATGCCGCCGCGTTGACCCAACTGCACCCCTGCAACGTGAAGCCCGTCGCGACCTTCGCATAGGCGACATCGTATCGAAGACCGAGGTACTTCGTCACCAGATCATCGAGGACGTCCTCAGGTGTGATGGTGCCCGTGTAGGCCAGAGATACAATGCAGCTGTCCCATATTAAGCCGTAGTCGCTGCACTGGCACGTGACATAATCGTCGTCAATCGTGTCCTCGTAGGGCTGCAGCTCGCGGTCGTCAATAATCCCACCGAACAGGGGTTCACCCGTGGCCGTGTCGTAGATCATGACGCGCGAGTAGCGCGGAGGAATGGACGGCCGGTCTCTCGTCAGGACGAAGCTAGCCGTGGACCTCCCGTTCAGCACGAGTTCGATACGGGGCTTATCCGCCAGGCTCGCATAGGACGTCCAGTCCTCGAAGCCGCTGCCCGTGTCGATCAGGATGAGGACACCTGAGTTGTAATAAGTGAACGCATTGATCCGCGTCCCAAATCCGCCATCCGTGTTCGTCACGGTGACGTCAACACGCCCAGCCGAGTGCGCGGGGGTCTTGCAGGTGATCTCAGTATCGGACACCACAACGAGACTATGACCCAACGGACCGCCAAACGATACGACCGCGCCCGATGCGAACCCGGTGCCTGTGATCACAACTGCCGTGCCGCCCGCCGATGGCCCGAAGGTCGGCAGCACGCTGGTGATGGTAGGCGCGATCAAGAATCGGTAGCCGTCCACCAGCGTGTCGAACTGCGCGTCCGCGTTCGTGACAACGACATCCACAAAGCCGGATGCGTGAGCCGGAGTGATGCAGGTGATCTCGGTGCCGGACACCACGGTCACGTAGGTAGCGGCTACCCCATCGAACGTAACAGCAGCGCCAGCCGCGAACCCGGTGCCTGTGATAGTGACAAGCGTGCCACCGAGGGTAGTTCCGACGGGCGGCGTCACGTCGGCAATGACGGGCGGCGGAGAGGTGACAGTAATCTGAACGTCGTCCGTGCTCTGCAGATCACTGTCATCGGCGGTCAACCGCAGCACGTAGACGCCGGGCGCGCTGAAGGTGGCATCTGTTGCAGGGTCAGCCGCATCGGCAAACGTCACGGTCCCTGGCCCGCTTACCTTTGACCAGAGGCAAGTCAAGACGCCAGGTGGGTTTGGTATCCCGTCATCCGTGGCGCTGCCCGCGAGCGTCGCCGTGGGCGATGCGAACGGAATCGACTGATCCGCTCCAGCATCAACGACCGGAGGGTCGTTGCCGCCGAAATAGACCACATCCATTCCGACCTGAGTCACGCGGGCGTAGACTGCCGGGTCCTGCCACGCGACCTCGATGCCGGCCTGAGTGACGCGAGCAGACGTATCGGAGTAAGTGAACCCATCCGCGAGCGTCGCCTCGGTCGTGTCGCCGTTGGTGAGCACGACGTCAACCACACCGACCGCATGAGCAGGCGTCGTGCAGGTGACGGTGTGGTCGTTGACCGTGTTGATGCTGGTAGCCGCAACACCGCCGAAGGTCACGCCAGATACGGAGTCAAACCCGATCCCGCTAATCGTAACGGAGGCACCGCCCGCGCTCCGGCCACGAGCAGGAGAGACGGCGAGGACGTCAAGAGGACCGGGGTCGGCGTCTGGTGGACCGAGGACTGTAGGCAGGTCGTAGCCGTTCCCGGAGATGTCTGCTGCTGCCGCCGCCGAAGTAAACGGGATGTCCTGAAAAAGCCCTGTAGTGACCTGCGCGGTCGGGTTGGCAAACTCAATCTCGAGTTCCGCGAGCGTGAGTGCGCGCGTCCAGAAGCGGTAATACGCCCCGGACCCCCAGGCTTGATTCTGGTCCAGCCCGAAGATTTCGGCGCCGCTCGTCCAATCACTAACTGCGGGAACCGTCGCCGTGCCTGATCCCAGGAGGATATTGTCAAGATAGAACCGAAACGCGGTCCCTTCCTTCACGTAGGCGACGCGATACCAGTGCGTCAGGTCCAGATCGCCGGACTCAGCGTAAGCGGACCCCCACGCGCTGCCATCAAAGACATCGAATGTAAGATGCGGCGCTGCGGGCGTAGGGTAGGATGGCGGGTCGGCGCAACCGATAAGGAATGAAGGTTGGCTAGTACCAAAAATATCCCCAAAGAGTGACCACACCATCCGGCCATTCACGCTCGTGTCAACGTCCGGCCGCCACCAGAACGCGACCGTGAAGTCGGTCGTCGACGAGGGCCAATTCGCGCCCCCGCCAAAGTAAGCGGGGATTTGCGCGTACCCGGTGAATGGGGCGGTGCTCTTGAAGCCCATGGCGCCTACGTCTTATCTACCGCGATCTCTGTCGCGTCGAGTTCAGCCGAGACGACAGCGAAGAGTTGAATTACCATGTTACCGTCGCTCCAAGAGCGCGACGATCGCGTCGAGCTTCCCGCCGAGATACCAAGCCGCTGCCCCAACGACGGCGAGGAAGCCGACGCCCATCAGGAGCCACCCGAGCCAATAGGCACGCGGGGTCATGAGCTACGTCTTCTCCACGACGATTTCCATTGCGTCGAGCGCAGATTTCGTGAGCGCGCCGCCCGCCGGGTCATGTCCGAAGCATTGATAGATGTTGACGTAACTCGTGGCGAGCGCTTGCTCGTCGCCCATTGTGTTCGTGCCGCTGCCGCGCATCCCCACCTTCAGCAAGGCCACCCCTGCGTCCGTCTTCCGTGCTCTCGCGCAGACGCGAGTACCAAGGATCGTTGCGCCGGTTCGCACCGCCCCTTTGATATAGGCATCGATGGCCGGGTCAATGGACTGGACGTAGGTCGTGTCGTCGTCGGGCGGAGCCTCACGCACCAGCAGGTAGTTGTCAACGGAGTTGGCGTCGTTCCCAACCATCTGGCTGGCGTAGCCGTTTCCACTCCCAGGCTTGTGGTCCACCGCCGCTTCCATCCAGAGATCGTGAACATCATCGCCCGTGCCAGACGGGTCAGTGCCATCGGCCACCGCGAGATCGCAGATCTTTACTCCTCCATTGACAAAGGAGTTCCAGAGTCCGCCCATTTGAGGCTTGGTATTAACACCGGACAGCGTCAACGCCGTGACTTCCACGCCATCGAGGAATACGCCCGTCGCTCCCGCCGCCGCATCAATGTTTGCGCCAAATGACAAATAGCGAACCGCGCCGTCATAGAAGCCCGCAGCCGTCGTCGCGAGCATGGTGCCCATGAAGCTGAGCGTTGTGCCCGTCCGGATCTCAAGATGTCCGTCATTGAATACGAAAACACCAACCTGGCCGGAACCGTTCCAACACGCCGCGATAACCGCGCCGCTGCTGTTTCCGCACAGCCGCGCTCCGCCCAGGAACGCGGACCCGGAGGGCACGGGGTGCTGCGGGTAGACCGGAAAGACGTAGTCAAAGCAAAACGCAGGACCGTTGTTCCGCCCACCGGTGGGGAAATACTCCACCTGTAAGCCTGAATACTCAGACCGCAGCGCGTCGTGACTCGCCAGCCGTTGGCCGCTCTCGGTGTAGACCAGCATGGTATCCTACTTTGAGTAACCCGCTCGTTTCATCTCGGACGGCACCACCCGAATCTGCTCACGCGCCACCTCGCGATTGTTCAGCCGCGAGACCACCGTCACATACAGCGGACGCTCGCTAGGCGTGCTGTAATCCATCTGTGGTGCCATCACCGTAGTCGGCGCGACCGTGGGCGCTGACGCCGTGATTCTTGTTGACGCGGCGACTGCAGCCCGGTTAGCGTCAAGCACCTCGTTCATGCTGCCGGTTTCCATGGCCGCCGAGAGGTTGGACGCCGCCATGCTCTGCGCCACGAGCGCCGACAGGTCTACCGGCCGCACGACCGCTTCTAGCCCGTGCAGAACGGCTGCCGTGCCGAGGCCATAGTTACGGAAGCCGCCACTACCCTGCGCCATCGGGTGCTTCTGACCGCCGCTGCCCGGTCCCGGCGGATTTTCGCCTGGCACCGCGCCACCCGTGCCCGGCACGTTGTACTCCGGGATGTCCGCCATACCCGCCGTGTTCAGCGCATCGGTCATGTCCTGCAGCGCCTTGATCAACTTGTCCGTTTCGCTGATGTAGTCCTCGGCGAAGTTCAACTTGGTAATGTCGGTGATCTGCTTCCCGCCCGCGTCGAACAGCTCGCCCGCATCAATCATCTTCTGAATGATGGGCTTCATCGTCGCCGGAATGTCCAGCCCACCCGCTTGCGACTGCTGGATGAGCGACTGGATCTGGCCGCGCATGCCGCCAATCACGCCCACCACGTTACCTTGCGCATCGGTCGTTTGCGTTACGACCGTGTTCATCAAGTCGGTGAAGTCCGCACCCGCGCTCGTCAGCAGATTGAAGTCCTTGAGCACCTGATCGAACGTGGTGTCGAGGTAGAGCTGATTGACCTTCTTCCCGAGCTTGTCGAGCGTCAAGCCGTAGCGGTTGGCCGCGTCATTGATGTCCTGCAGCGACGGCATCGTCGCATCGGCCAGCCCCAAGATCGCCTTCGCGGCCTCGTTGGAGATTTTGCCGAGCTTGATCATCTTCTCAACAATAAACTCCAGCGCCTGCGGAATCTTCTGCCCGGCCTTGGCCGCATCGATGACGAGCATATTGATCGAGTCGGCGAGGAATCCAATCGCGGCGTTCTCTCCGGCATTCTGATCCGGGTAGGTCTTGGTAATCGTGTTGAAAGCAGCGGCGATGTCCGCCGTGCGCTTGTCGATGTCGTACATCTGCGCGTTCGCGCCCAACTGCTGCCACGAGATGCCGAGCTGCTGCGTGATGCTGTTCAGTTCCGCCATCTTGTCTGAGGCAGTCTGGATGTCCTTCGTAAGCTGGTCGAAGTCGGTCTGGAGCGCCTGCAACGACGAATGCCCACCCCATGCCGCTTCCATTGAGAGGTCTACGCCGAGCAACGGCGCGAGTGTGTGCATGTCCTTCATGGACACGTAAGTCTTGTTCAGCGAATCGGCCGTCTCCTTCAGCTTTGCACGCAGTTCGCGCAGCAGCTTCTCTTCTAGGTTCGCAGCGGAGATGGAGCTAAGCATGCCCATCACCATGCCGCCCATGATCGCTATGGGCGCCGCCGCCGCCATCGCTGCGCCAATCCCACTTGTCGCATCAGCCGCGCTCGCGCCACTTGTTCCAGCCGCCGTTCCCGAACCGGCGTACAGGCTGCCGGCCTCCGTCATGCCCGTGCCCGTGCCGCCGGACCACGCGCCAAGGCTCCCTGCTTCCGTCATGCCTCCCGCAGTGCCGCCGGCCCACGTACTCGCACTCGCACTCGGCGCGAACCAGCTACTGATCTTCTTCATCAGCCAATTCTGCCCTATACTCTGCAGGTTGCTGCCTGAACTCTGACCGGCGTTCCAGGACAGGCCTTGCCCCTGCTGGTTCAGCTGGCCTAGCTTACCGGCGAGCACCTCGATGGCGCTGATGGCACCAAACAGTCCCGAGAGGAACCGCCCGATCTTCCCGCCGATCTGGTCGAAGATGCCAGCCAGCATCGAGAAGGCCGCAGACACCTGCATCGCGGCGCGCACCCCGACGTCCTTGATGTCGTCGAAGCCGGAAACGATGTTCTTGATGCCGTTGCCCACGATCTGCGCGACCTGCCCGAACTTGCTGTTGATATTGCCGAAGGTGGAGGACAGGATGTCGCCCATCTTCTGGAACGTGTCGCCCCACGATAAGATGCCATGCGCCTTGTTGAAGGCGTCCTGCAGCTTCTTCAACTGGTCGTCGATATCAGCCTGAGCGTACAGTTGAAACTGATTTTTCGGGTCTCGGTTCCACTGTAGCATCTGCTCGTAGTCCAACCTCATTTTATCGAGTGCTTCGTGCTGCCCGGCAACGGTCAGCACACCCGATTTGCGTATCCGCTCCTCGATGGTCGAATAGGTGTGGTTCACAACGTCAATGTCGTGCTGGGATTGGAGGTCGACCCAGATCTCTTCTTGCTTGATCTCTTCCAGACTGCCCGTCAGCGCGTCCTTCTTGGCCTTGGCCACGGCGTTGATCGCTGCGATCTGCGCGCCGGTCTCTGACAAAGTCGTCGAGTTAACAAACGCGAGGTAGTCCAACTGCGCCTGCTTGAACTTCGCCGTATCAGGAGTGCTATAGAGTTCGTCGTCCTTCCCGCTGATCTTGCCTGAGATCCCAGCCACCGCTGACCGCATATCGGCAACTGTTTGAAGTTTTTCCTCGTAGGCAGTCAGCGCCTCGGTGCTCGTTTTATATCCGGCGGCGATCATTGCTTCAGACGCGCCCTGATCTTTCTGAAGGTCAATGTCCTTCTGTGTCACGCCCAGCAACCCGAGCATAGCCACGCCCTGATTCGTTATGACCTCGGTGACATCAGTAGCCTGTTGCCACGTTGCCAACATGGCAGGAGTCAGAGTCTTGTGGGCCTTTACAACCTTCTCGAATTCGGGTGGAAGACGGCGTAAGATGTCGACGTTATTCAACTGCGCAGACGAGAACATGCCATAAGCGGCTGTGAAGTTGACAACGTCTTTGTCCCCGTCCCTCAGTTTATCAAACAGATCTTGCACCGCCTTCGTCGCAGTCTTCGCACCTTTACCCGTCTCATCAAAACGTGACACAAGGCCGGCCAGTCGCGGCGTTAGAGTTGCACCGGCATCCTCAAGGGCCTTCGCTTGCCTCGCCATTTCCTTGAACTGGGGCGCATTCGGGTCTTTCAACGATACGCTCAACGCGGAGAACTTAGCCTCAAGCTCATTGACAGCCGTAGCGCCACTGTCCTTGAGCTTATCGAACTCGCGCATTTGCTCTTCAACGTAGGCCGTGAGCGCTTCGCCACGTAGACCTTTATTTTTTCCAATATTCGTGATCTGCGCTTGATAGTCAACCACTGCCTTCGTGACATGCACCCAACCCGCTGCGCTGGCGTCCGCGGCATCACCGGCAGACGTTAGTCCGAGGGCGATGCGCCGTGCATCCGCAGTCTCGGACGTGATGATGTGCAGTTTTTCAGCCATCCAAAGCAGGGCGCGTTGCACTGCCGGAAAAGATCCAAGCCAGTCGCCAAGTTTCCACGCGGCCCACGCAATCACGAGCGGGATAAGGACTGCCTGAACGGTCAGCAACGCAACGCCAAGTGCCGCATTCGCAGCGGTCGCAACCCGAGCGGTCGCAGACTGAAGTGTGAGGGCAATAGAGTTGATGCCGACGGTGGCGGTTAATTTACTGAAGTTAAGTTGAGCGGCCAGCAGAACCGCCGCGAGTTCAGTCTTTGCCCACGTGAGGGCACGTGTCACGACCATGTGCGCGCCCATCACGACAGTTGTTGAACTCAGCCACGTCGTCAATGTGGCAAATGCCACGGATGTCGCAACAGTGACCGCCGCCCATACTGTTTGAATCGCCGTGGCCATTTGCTCGATTGCGCTGAGAATCAACAATCGCGCCGCAAAAACGGGCGTTGTATTATTAAGAAGCGTAAGCTGGACGATCGTAAAATCGATGGCAGTATTCAGCGCCTCAAATGCTTCGATGACCACGCCCACGATCGGCGCGGCCAAAGATGCGATGGCGCCGTACGCTACGCCCACGACTTTGATGAGAGAACCAAAAACCGACACCAACGCGAGAATCGCGAGAGAAACCTCTGCGAATACCGAAATCGCATCTTTCACCGAAGAAGGCAGCTCTCCCCACCACGCAACGATACCCTTAATCGCATTTATGATGACTACGGATGCATTTACGAATGCGACTCCGACATTCCCTGCGGCCACCGCTACCCAGTCAACGGCCGCCACGATTTGTTTGATAGCGATCTCTTGGTTACTTCCGAACGTACGGGTGACGGCCTCCCTTATCCGCGCATAGGCATCATTTACAGCAGGAGAGAGTGAGATCTGTGCCTCCAGCGCGTTCGTGAAGTTGGACACCGACGCGCGAGCGGCCGCCATCTTGTCGGCGAAATCAACCTCCGCCTTATACGCTGTTTTTACTGCCTTCGTTAACCCATCAAGAACCGCCTGGCTTTTGGCGTGCTTCGCCGCAAGTCCGTCTACCGCGCCCGCCTCCGCTGCCGTTGCCTCCGCAAGACGCTTCGACGCGGTAGACATGTCAATTTCAACGCCAAGCCGGTTCAGCATGCGTGGCATACCAGTGGTAACGGCTCGGAAGACCATGCTCAAGGCCGAATTAACGTCGATCCCCCTCTTCGAAAGCATAAATGCCGCCTGGGCCATGGTATTCATGTCGTCGGCGGTCAGATGGAAGCTAGTACTGACGACCTTGAGAGAAGCCTTCATGAGATCAAGGTCGGAGATCGTACCGTGCACACCCGACCTCAATTTGTCGAGCGCCGCAGGCGTGTCCATGCCTACTTTTGTCGTGAGATACGCGAACTGCTCGGTGATGTCCTGAACTTCAGAACCCGCTTCAGCCATAGCGATAAGTTCGTGGCCCATCGCTATGGCTGAAGCTGCAACGGCGGCAAGCGCAACATCGAGTTTGAGGAGGTCACCACTGAAGGAGGTAACCTTACTTGACACGGCATCCAAGACGCCACTGTATGCGTCCTTCAGCTCGATGCGTCCCGACAGCGTGCCGATGTCAACGCCCATGTGTTAGTCCTTCCATGCCGCCGCGATCATCTGAGCCAACGCCTTCTGTTCCTGCCACGTCTGCTTGCGTTTGGCCGGAACATTTTCTTCTCCCCCAAACCGAAGCAAGAAGTCCTCGACGGGTATTGGCTTCGGGTGCTTCTTCGTGTCCCGGTTCATGTTCACGACCGCCGCTACGATCTGCGCCGCCCTGTAGTCCGCCCGCGTCTCATCGAATGGTTCCAGCGCCGCGTACTCCATCCACCCCTGCAACTGGCGCGCTGTCAGCCGGCGGAGCATCCGGTCGACGTTGGCGCACCCGAGCTTCGACGCTAGACGGTAGGCGAAGCGCCGGAGGGGGCTTCGCCGGAGTCGTTTCCCAGCACCTTCTTCGCCGCCTCGTCCATCCCGTTCAGCTTCAGGATGTGCCCGACGAGCTTGTTCGTGATGTCCGCGTCCTTCTTCTTCAGCGCGTCCAGCTTCTTGATGTCGCCGATGCGCTTCCCGTCCTTGTCCACCAGACTCTGGATGATGAGCCGCAGCCCGGCGGTGCGCTTCGCGGGACCCTCGTTCGACTCCACGAAGTCGAGCATGTCGCCCGCGCTCAGCGATCCAATGCGGACGCGCTTCCCCCACGCCGGCACGACCGCGTACCGCACGTCGTCCACGTCCAGGATCTCGTCCATACTCCCGAAGACTTCAGGCTCCGCCACCGGATTCAACCCCTTCGCCGCTTCCTGCTTCTTGTCGTCCACGTTGTGCCTCCACTTACAGAATTGTAATTACCGCCTACGCTTGGGTTTAAGGCCCCCGGGAACCGGGCGGGTAGTTTGACCCGTCCCGCGTCCCTAAACCCGCCCCTTGCCACGCCCAGCCCTGTTCCTGCCCCGCTACAGGGCGCCGCGTTGTGCGGCGCCCTGCCGCCAGCCGCCTACGGCGTGAAGATCATCGCGTTCGTGGGCTTGATGGTGACGTCCGCGCTGAGTTCGCCGTCCACGGGCGCCTTGACCGACAGCGCAGTCAGGAATCCGGAGAACAGCCACTTCGACCCGTCCGGGAAGTCGATCTCGTACAGGTCCTTCGACCCGTCCTGGTATGCTTTGAGCAGCCCAGACGCGCTGCCGTGCGTCACCTCGCCGCTCTGCAACCAGTTGACCGTGAAGGAGAGATCGCCCTTGCGCCGGATGCCGACGACGTAGGAGTCGTCGCTGTCGTTCTGGTTCGAGGTGTCGAACGTGTTGCGCGTCAGCGACGGGGTAGTGATGTCCTTCATCTCCCCGATTTCGACGTTGTTGCGCTTGACGAGGGTGCCGTGAGAAGAAATCGCGTTGCTCATCTACCTGCTCCTTTACGATGGGCGTTTTACCGCCGTGACATTGAACGCGAATTGCGGACGTTCCTGGGCGTCCAACCCGACGTCAAAAGGTTCTTGAGTCGGCGTGATGTCCAGATACCACGTCCCGTTCAACGTGATGTTACGCACTCCAACCAGTGCGTTGTACGCTGCCCGTGCCATCGATTCAGAGGCAGCGGCGGTCGGTGCATGCGCCGTCAACTGGGCGCTGGGTCGTTGGTATGCCGGCGTCGCGACGGAATTCTGCGTGCGCAGCGGCGCGGTGCCTCCCGTTGCCCGGATGGACAAAATGGCGTCCTTGCCGTTCGGCAGGATCGCCTTGGACGAGGTGAACAGCGTCGTGCCGAACGACCCGACGCCTTGATCCGTCAGGCGCACGACGAGGTCCTTGGTAAACTCGCTCACTTGATCTGTCCTTTCAGGTCCTCGGCGATGTCTACCGCCATCGTGCTCACCGCTTCCATCAACGGAATCTCGAGGAACTTCGGCCCCGCTCCGCCAGGATGGAACTGCACTCCGTCCCCGGACTCCTCGGCCTTCTGCCAAGAGAGCGGCGAGTGCTCCGACAGGTGCTCGTGCACCGCAATGGCGTAAGCGTCCGCGGCGCCCCCAAACGACAACGTCACCGAGATATCCCGTCCGTGAATCTCCGGCGACTGCACGTGCCCCGAGGCGCGCAGTACGCCGCCCTGCTTCTCCGCCACCGGCACGAACTCCCGCTTACTCCGCGTCATTACACCTTTGGCACGCTTGTAGACCGCCCGCCCCACCTGCTGAGGGAACGCGTCGCGAATCCCCTTCAGCCGGGCGAGCACCTGATTCGCGCCAGAGTGTGAGATGCCCATTAGACGGCAACCTCGGCCTTCTGGAGATACAGCGCTTCGTCCACCGCCGCACCGAACGCCTCGCCGATGTTCGGCCAGCGATACCGATCCTGCGCCACGAGCGCCAGGCCGCGCTCTCGAAGTTCGCTCCGGAGCCCCGCGTCCCGGTACAACGTGTTCAGCGCCTGGATGGTGCCTTCCCGGTCCGGCACGCCGCCGATCGCGTTGATCGTGTTCGGCGTGCAGGCCACCGTCGTGCAGGGCACCTTGATCGCGGCGTCCTCTACGAGTTCTCCGAGCGCCGCCCAGTCCGGCACGATCGGCACCACGCCGCACGCCATCGCCTCGAACGTCGTCAGCCCGAACCCCTCGCCCTGCGTCGTCGTAAGCAGCACGTCGAAGCAGTTGTACGTCGCCGTCAGCAGGTCTTCTTTGATGCCCTGTCCCATCTCCGGCGTCACGCACAGGATGCGGTTCGAGATGCCGCAGTACTGCGCGAGCTGCTTCACGTCGTAGCCCGTCTCGCCAGTCGGCGCCACGTGCAGGAACAGGTACGCGTCGTCCACCCGTTCCCGCTTGATCCACTCGGCGAAGTACATGATCGTCAAGTCCAGACGCTTGCGCGGCTGGTTGCGGTTCACGTTGCCGACGATGAACGCCTTGCTCAGCTCCTCCGGCCACCCAATGCGCTGCCGGGCTGCGAGCTGCGGCAGGGGCTTGTAGATGTCAAGGTCCACGCCCAGCGGCACGACGGCGGACGGACCCGTGTAGCCGCCGAGCCGGGCTTCCTGCTCGCCAAACTTCGTCCAGAAGATGGCCAGCGCCAAGCCGTTTAGCCCACGCCCGCGGCAGTTCTTCCCGTCCACAGCCAACGACGCCACGACGGGCGCGTTGCCGGCCTTCGTCAAGTATTCCGGGATATTCCACGGGTCGTTCTGCACCACGACCACGTCCGGCCGCAGCTTCGAGATCAACCGCGGCATGCGCCCCAAGCCGAACAGGTCGCCGCCGGGCCAGCACGGATAGATCGGGTATGGATAGTCGTGCGGATCGCCTTGGTAGTTGAGCCCCAAGACCGACACGTCCCAGGTCTTGCGCAGCACGTCCAGCGTGTAGTGCGTCGCACGGGCGAACCCGCTGGCCACCGCCGCGTCGCCGATCCAGAGGAGTTTACGCATTGGCGTCCTCCTTCGGGATGCGGCGAACGATGTCGGCTACCCCACCCGACATCTCACCATCAACGTCGCCGACCATAACCAGGACCGCCCGCGCCCCTTCTGGTGTAGCGATCAGTTCTACATCACGTACGGCGTTGGTGATGTCTACTCCATCAACGAGCACCTGCTGTTGCAGAGCACTTGGACCGAACTTCACGACTAACTTCATACCGTCCTCCTTGAGCTTCGTAAGCCCTGTGCCTCAGGACATACACGTGAAAGGGTTGCGGATACGACATCCGTGATGCCTTCCGCGTCGAACCAGTACGGAGGCACGGCGCACAGGCTCCCAGAACACAGAAAGCCAAGACACCGCACCCGCAACCCTAGTCTAGCCACGCTGCGCCTCATGCGTGGCCTCCAACCGTTATCTCAAAGTAGAAACACTGCGCGCGATTGTCGTTGTCAACCGTGCCGAAGTGAATGATTTCGCCAAACTGTTCCAGCAGCGCTCGAATCGCCGCCTCCGAGAACGTCCTCGCCTGCCACGTATGGCCCGCGACGCGATGCCGGCCCCACGTCCCGTCCTCATGCGTCACATTGCCGGCGACCGAACGCCTCGACACGCGGGCCGCTTCGCGCAGCACCGCTTCGGGGTCAAACACCTGATCCAGCAGCCCACTGATGTTGACGAAGTCGAACGTGCCGGCCGGAAACGGCAGCGCCTCAGCCTGCGCGACCCGCGCGGTGGTAAGCCGAAGCCCCGCCCGGTTCACCAGCGCGATGTTGATGTCCACGCCGTGGATCTCCGCGGCCTTCGCGCAGAAGTCAGAGACATAACCGCTGTTACACCCGACTTCCAACATCACGTCCCCGGTGCGCACGAACTGCACCGACGACGTCACGCGCCGTCGCTGGAAGTCGCTAGACAAATCGCACTCGATGTCAGGGTAATCCTGGTGGTGCAGCGCCTGCGCCTCTCGACTCGCGTACTCAGCCACGATACCTCCAGTCCCGCCCCGGCCAGGAACTGTACTCAATCAAGTGCGTCCGCCCGCTGATGCCACTGTGTACACCGACGTGCTGAACAAACGAAGGCGAGCTGACCGAGAAGAAATCGATTCCCGGATATGCCAGCCGCGAGAACTGGTGCCAGTGCAGGTCGTGCGCGACCGGCACACCCTCTTCCCCGTGGAACCGGCCGCCGGAGTACAATGGGTTCGCCTCGATGTACGCCGCCATCGCCGCCGCGTCTACGTTGCGCACCACGTAGCACGTCGTCCCATAGAAGGACTCGATGTTGACGTCCAGTGCGCCCGGCGCGTTGCCGTCGCCCGGATACGCGGACCCAAAACTATAGAGGCGCCTGTCGTCGCGAGCATGCTTCTCCAACCACGCGGCAACCCCGTCCAGGAAGTCGCCTACGACGTCGATGTCGTCCTCACAGAACATCACCCACGGCGCGCCAGTCGCGGCGCCAATCCGTAGCGCCTCGCCCGCGTTCTGGTTGGGCGAGCGCATCTCGGTAGAACGGTGCAGCGTGGCGCCAGCGAACGGCAACACTTCGTCGATGAAAAAGTTCTCGTCCAACGACCCAGAATCCACGACATGCAAGCTGTGCAGCATCAGCGACGCGAACACGCCCGCCCGCTCCAAGTTGCGCAGCGTCTGTCCGGGGTAGTTGCACGTTCCCGGCGCGGTCGGACCCACGCGACGCGCGGCGCGCGCCCGTTCCGTGTGGGCCTCCAGCCGATTGAACGTGCGAAGGACGATGACAATCTTATCCACGGCCGAGCACCCGTTTGAAGTACGCCGCGTGATCGCGCGCCCAATCGTCGTACGTGCGCGGATGCGTGAGCCGGTATAGCACCTGGCTGAGACTGACCCAACTGTCCTTGACGTAGCCAAGCACCGGACGGTCCACACCGACCGTGTGGCTGATGACCGGGATGCCCATCGCCAGGCACTCCAGCGCCGGCACGCATCCGCCCTCGTCACTGGAGGTGTCCACGTAGTAGTCGAGCGTTGCGTAGAATGACGGGAGATCCTTGACGTCGTCACTGTAGATCTCGCACGGCCACCCCGCGCCCCACGCGTTCACAACGTAACCCGCCTTCACCATCTCCGCCACAAGACGTTCGCCCTTGCGGCCGTCCGCGTGCGCGTGGCCCGAGACGCCGAACACGATGGGCCGCTTGATGAAGCAATCCGCCACGGGCATCTCGATCAGCGTCGGCTTGTCCGACCCGACCGCGTCCACGAGGTACACCAGCGAAACCGGGTTGAGCGCGATCTGGCCGTCGTAATCAACGGCGAACCGCGCCGGTCTGTCCTTCCCGTGCGTGAACATGCCGACGGCCGGCCGAAACGTGGGCGCGCCATACACGATCTGCTG